TATCTTGTTCATAATAATAATGTAATGATTCTATTCTCTTAGACCACTCTTTATAACTTTCGTCACCAGTTGAGCCAATAATATCGCCAACCCATAGATTAGTATTATTGACAAAGTTACTAACAAAATAATCGACCACAGTAGTGCTGTTATAAGTCCTAGAAAGTTTGTGAAAAAAATATCTGTCCCTTCTCTTAGTGAAGGTTTCAAGTCTTGCAGTTGTTCGTCCGCCGTGTCTATGAAAGTCGTAACTTCTGTTTTTGCTCGTGAAATGTAATTTGATTGCCAAATAGATTTTATATACTTCAAAACCATTCATTCTCCTATAGTATCTCTTTTAATTTTTCTACAAATAAATCTACACCTTTAGAGGCATTTGCAGTCCACTCTTGTGGGTCGCCAGCATCTGATATGTATTTAAAACAACGAAAAGGTATATCATAATCTTTACATACAGTTGCCAGTGCATATGATTCCATATCAACTATATCATAGTCGTTTTGTTTTGACTCACCGTGTAGATAAAAACTATCACCTGTGCCACATGTAATGCCGTCTAGTGTTGTTGTTAAAAATGATATGTTTCTATTGCCCCATGGCGTTTCATAGTTCTGAAATCCTAGTGGTGTTACATCCATATCTCTCTGTATAAAATTAGTAACTTCATATAGTTTACCAACTTCAACCTTATCACTTACTTTAGCAGCTGTGCCATAATTTATAATCGAATAGTTCCAGTTTCTCAGATGACCTGCATGTTCCATAAGTGCCTTTGTAGCATTTATTTTACCAACGCCTGTGTATAGTATCTGACTTTCCCAATCTTCTTCTGGAAAACCATTTAGTTCAGCCGGTATAGCAGAAAGTATTGCAACTCTTGAATTCATATTGGTAACTGTGGTACTTTGTCTACATTTAAAAGATTAAGATTCTGTGCTTCGTAGGTCACTTTTTCTTTTAATCCTTTGTTTACTAATTTCTTAGAATCACTTGGGTCGATTCCATTCTTTTCGCAATAGTGAAGAATCGCATCAATGTAGGTCATCTTCTTGGTCTTAACTAACTCCTCAATAAGTAATGCAAACTTATTAGGTGTGATTATCATTTTCATAGTTCTATTATACTATAGTTTGAATTTTTTGTCAAGGTCATGTTGTGTAATATATTCTAAATTATTACAATCATGCCATTCTGGTATCATGACATCTATTGGACTTGTCCCAATAGAATTTGGGTTTACTTTATAAAACTTTGTGTCTTTAAATGTGTTGAATGTGTTCTTATGTTGCTTAATCCAGTGATTTAAGTCATCTTTCTCTGCTTTGTCTGGTCGTTTCATTGGGGCATCTTTGCTTGCATACTGAGGCGTACCAGCATAAATGTTGTTGACTTTATCATCAGTTGAATATAAATCATGACCAATAATATAAACTTCTGTTGCACCAAGTTCACATGCTAAATAAATTGCACGAGTTCCTGTTGCATAGGCAAACTCATCTATACCTGGTTCTATGTCTATGACTTTATCAGGCCTAAGAACTCCTGTTATATATGTTATGCCCTTTTCATTTTCATCGCCATGATAAACGGCTTCGGTAACGAAATCTAAATCTGATGGTGAGAGTGATACAGGACCCTTTTCTGCATTTAACAAATCATCAACAACCATGATTGGTATGGGCGTCCAATATCCTAAGTATGTAGTATTTTTGAACACATATCCTGAACGATAGATTTCGTGAGCAATTCCTGTATCTAGTGCAACTAAAATATCAGGAGTATAATCTCTGTAAATTGCATTACATCCGATGACTGTGCCGTGTTGTTTAAATTTATCGAGGTCTAAAGTTTTTCTTGAGTTACCATTACCGAAACAGAAGTATGTCATGTGTTCACCTTGTATTAATGTAAGTGCCAGTTTGGGTTAGAAGGTACTGGCAACCCCCTTAGCAACTTAAGCTGCTAAAGCGTACTGGTTAGAGTTTGCTTTTATTTTTAGTTTAAAGTCTTAGGACTATCCTCTCTTGTAATCTTTCAATAGCAATGTCGAAGTCCATGTCATCCCCACAAAAATATTCTACACAAAATACTTTTGGTGGAGATGTTGGGAGTCGAACCCAAGTCCATCACCTTTACTTAATTACCGTCAATGAGAATTCGGTTGAACAGCATCTTGCTCTGCCCAAAATTCATCTATCGCTGGTTGCAATAGTGGTAAATAATCTTTCTTATCTTTCACAAATGTCTGTAAAGCGCCATCTTCACATACTATCAGAACAGCAATCTGGTCAATTGCACGACCATATCTTTCTTCAAACATTTCACAATAGGCAGTACATTGAATGAAATAGTTTTCAATCCATTCTTCTTTCTTTTCTTTTGTAGATGTTTTGAAATCTATAACAGTTAGTTTACCATCATATTCGGCGATACAGTCAACACGACCTGCAACACCCCATTCATCACTATAGAGTCCGCCTTCTTGCATAACAATATTATTTATGTTATCTAGTTCTGGCTTTAACAAAGTGAACATAGCAAGTGGTAATACCTCTTGATTTTTTAGTTCTTCATTGTTCAGATAGTTTTCACATAACTCGTGAACAGCAGTACCTCGTTTGGCAGCAGTTCTCATAATATTATTTGCAACGGCTTCACCAACTCTCTGACGCCAGGCATTAATACCTTCTTTTGCTCTGCCCGAAAGAACAGTTGTAATAGAAGGATACTTGTTGCCGTCTGGCGTTACATAGAATCGTTTTCTGTTGATAGTTTCTGTGAACACCTCTGGTATCTGGTCGTCTGGTATAGGTGCGTGTGTAAATGTTTTCATCTCGAATTTGTTTTTCAACAAAGTGTTTAAGGCATCACTCATTATAATACCTCGTACAGTTCTTCAACAAGTGCTTTTTTAGTCTTGCGTTTATCCAACTCAATACCGTTATCACGACCAACTAATTCTAGTTGGGCTTTGGTCATTGCATTGAGTTCATCTTTTCCGAGTTTAACGCAGTCTTTACCGCCAGGATTAAACATACACTTAAATGTATGAATACACTTGCCGATAAAACTTTTCTTATCAGTAAGCATTTTTGATTTGTCAAGGTCGTATTCTTTACCTGACTTTGATATAAACTTATTTGCCACTTCTTTCTCCTTTTCTTAATATATTAGATATATTATATCAGGTTATGAAAGATTTGTCAAGCCTTATCCTCTGGTTATTGCTATTATTTTTTTAACTTGTGATTCAATTACTTCTGCACGATTTGGCCAATGAATATAGGCTTCGGGTGATTTTGCAAGTTTGATAAGAAGTGGTATGATTAACTTCTCTAACTTGTCAAATTTGTCTTTTTGAATTTTACCAAGATTGTCTTTTCTCAAATCGTACTCATCGTCCATTTGTGATTTCGCAATCTCTAATTCGACCTCGTGTTTTGCATCAATCTTTTCAGAAGATGTTGCAACTTCACGAAGTATTTTGTCTAGTTTCGTTTCTAGTCTTGAAATAATTTCACCAGAAACTGCCTTACCAACACTCTCCGAGGTTTGTTTAACAACTTGTTCAGTTGCTTTTGCTGATGATACTGTTTGGTCTGAAGGTTTACTTGAAACACCTGTAAAACCCCAGTCACCACCAGCATCAAATCCGTCTAAAAAATCAAAATCTGCCATATCGTTCTCCTTGTATACTACTATTTATACGATTGACACATCATTTAAGTTCGTTAATGTTTTGGGCTTTTCTCAACGCCTTCGTTCTGTGTTTTTCTCTGATTTGTTCAGTTTGCACTTGTTTAACACTTTTTCGTTTACCATATTGTTTCGTAAGTTCACTATCGGGATGTGCCTCTGATATTTTAGCAAGTGTTTCTTTCCAACCTGCATCAGTTTTAGCATCAATATTATCACCTTGACCACTAACAATATTTACTGAGTCGATTACTATTTCTATGTTAGGATTTTCTCTAAGTTTCATCATGTCTGAAATCGACATAAAGTCCTCATATATGACTCCTGTTTTTTTATTTTTAAATGTGTATGTTGGCATTACAAGGACTCCGTTCTGTCTATTGTCATTTGGGCATATTCAGGATTTATTTCTGAACCTTTCCAATTTCTTTTTGTATTTACACAAGCCTCGGCAGTAGTTCCTGAACCCATAAATGGGTCATAAACAGTATCAGCTTTATCTGTGTAAGCGCTTACGAGTAATTCAATTATTCTTACAGGCATACCATAACTATAGTTGCCCCATTTTGTTTGATTTACAACAAACACATCTGGTTTAAAATCTGTAGGCAAAGCTCTAGTTTGTTTTTTTCTACTGAATGTCAACAGGTGTTGATAGTTCAATCTAAACATATCTACGCCTGTAGATTTAACCCATATTTTATGTGTGTGTAAACTCCAACCTAAGTTTTCAAAAACATCTACAACCATTGAATGTTTTGATATGACTTTGCCACCACTTTTTCTATCACTAATACAGATTGAGGCAAAGTTGCCTTTTGGATTTAACTCTTTTATAAATGATTCTAAAAAATCTGTATATGAGAAATTAGTTTTACTATCACCAGTTAATTCATTGAAATCTGGTGGTGAAGTAACAACATAATCATATTCAATATCTCTTTTAAGAGTTTCTAGGCAATCTTCAATATACAGCTGTGTCATTATTTATTCCTTCTGTGAACCATGTCGGTGTTGTAGTTTTCCATGTTGCAAAACTTCTCTTGTACTTTATATAGTAATCTCTGTAAGCAGTAATACTATCATCATTCTTGACATCATCAGGCATTGCTTGTATTGGTTGTGTAAATGGTGCATCAGGAATATTTGTTGGTGGATTCTTTAGTACGGATTTCAACTTGACAACTGACATATGGTCTTTGCCATATCGAATCTGAAATTCTTTGTGTAGACATAACCACATCTCATACAACCATTCATAGTTCGCTTTACTTTGTCTTAGCCATATGTTACTAGGGTGATTCACATGACAAGATTTGTACAGATAATGGTCTCTTGTTGGGTGGTCGTATGTAGTCAACAAACGATTGTTCTTACTTAATCGTTTTACTGCTTTGCCGTCAAGGACTCTGTGTGCAGTAGAAAGTAATTGAGCATACTCAACCATCATTTTACTGCTG